GAGGATCAACAAATTCGCCTCTAAGTATGTCCATTAACATCATTTTGATTGTATCACCAACACCATGTCTGATGGTACCCTCAGATGAAGTTGCAAGAATTAACCAGTCAGGTATCTTTTTAGCACCACCTTCAATAGCCTCTATAGGATTTTCTTTGATTTCTCCTGAAAGCCATTCATCCAAACTTGCAATCTTACATCTCAATCCCTGAAGTGAATCTATTGAAAGAGGTCTTACTTCAAGTAAAGAATTAGTAAGGAAGTTCTGAATACCTTTCTTTGTAGAGGCAACTTTAACTCGATTTGCTTTCGAGCCAGTAGTGTTATTAATAGAACCTTCTGTTAAAAACTTCATCAATGGTCCTCTTGCTTTGGCCATTGCTGTTTTTATAGGCGACATTACTTCTTCTGCCTGACGCATTGTAGGTGCTACTGCGATTTGATGAGTAGTTGATGTGTCAATATTTAAGAAGTAATTTTGTATTGTACTTGCATACAACGATTTTGATGCACGTCTTCCAACAATTAAATACTGTTTATGTATTAATCGTCTCCGAACGTTTTTATTAACATAATGACCCGGCTGGCCATCTTTACCTTTCATAAATACTTGTGCTGGCTCGAAATGATACCAACCAAATATTTGTTCTGCCCACAATTTAAATGAAGGCAATAGGACTAAATCTGAACCATCCGTCAGTGTACATTCCCGTTCGCAATATTTAACATAACCTTCTACTGGAGCAGGATCATACCAAACAGTCGGATTTGCAATAAGCCGATCGATACGATTCATTTCCATTGAGATTGTTTGACAAACAGGTACTGTACCAGCTAAGACAGCTTCACGAAATTGCCCATAATATTTCGGTACAGCTGCATTTGAAATCATATTATTACCTTTCTTACTTAGACTTTGCCTTCGTCATAAGCTTCAAGCCAAGCATCAACATACCTCTCTGCATACTCTTTAGCCTTAGCTTTACTCATACCACGTTCAACTTGGTATTTCTTTGTCATGTCCTTAATCCAATCGTTAATCTTCTTATGAGATTCACCGCTTTTCATCTGTTTAGACCACTTTTCGTCTTGTACACTATGAATGTGTTTAGGACTAACATTATTTGAAGGGTATTTATTGTATTTGTTGGCACGTCTAGAACCACTCGCTGAACCAACTTTCTGATTAGAATATGCGGTAGATAAATTAGTTAAATACTTACTATTAAGTTCTTTAAGGTCTTCTTCAAGTTTCTTATAACGATCACTATCTTTGTAATCTTTATACTTGTCCTTATCTTTCTTTGAGAAGAAACTACCTAGCAAGCCTTCTTTCTTTTTACCTGAATACATAAGATCCCACCAGTTATCCTGAAGTGCTTTCTCAGCTTCTTTGTGGTGTTCTTTCTGATACTCTGGAGAACTATCAACCCATTTACGTAATTCGAAATCTTCTTGTTTTCTCTTTCGGTCTTCTTCTTCACGTCTACGGGCTTCTTCCTGAAGACGTCTTTCACGAGATTCAGCTTCGCGTCTTTCTCTTTCCTCACGCTCTTCTCGTTCTTTACGTTCTTGTTCTTCTCGTCTGAGACGCTTTTGCAATTCCGCAGCTTCACGTTCTTCACGTTCTTGTCTCTCTTTGTATTCTTTATATTCTCTTTCTTGCTGTTCTCTGTTTCGCTTAGATACTTCTTCAGCTTCACTTTCTTCTTTTTCCATACGTTCTTTGTAAGACTTGTATTCTTTCGCTTCTGCTTCACGTCTATCCAAGTCTTCTTCGTACTGGCGTTCACGTTCTTTTTCTGCTTCGCGTTCTTCCTTTTCACGTAACTTAGCTTCACGCTTTGCTTCTTTACGAGCTATTTTGTCAAGTCTCTTCTGGTGTTTCTCTTGTTCTCTTTCGTGAATTTCTAACTTCTCTTCATCAGTAAGCAAATTATCTGAATTATAATCTTTTTTCTTAGATTTATCCTTTTCCTTTAACTCCTGAAGAGCTTTCTTCTCGTTTTCAACACCTTTCTGAGTACCGCTATCCTTATTGCTTTTATCTTTCTTACCGCCACCATCATTCTTATTACTTGTATCAGGATGAAGTGCTTTATACTCTTCCTGCAATGATTTGTAATATTCCTGATCAGCTTGGTAACCAGCCTTTCTCTTATTTGCTGCATTTGTACTTGCATTATTGAAATAATTAGCAATGTCAGTAATACCTTTAGTTACTTGACCTGCTTTATTTAAATAATGAATAGTTTTGTCGAGGTAATAGTCGGCATCTTTCTTATTTGCCTTATCCATAGCCCAGACATTCTGCATTTTCTTGTATCTGTTCACAGCATCATCGATTTCCTGGTTAGTAAATCTGCTGATATTTTTAGAAATAAAAGAGATGTCACCTTTTTCGATAGCTTCTCTTTTATCTCTATTAAACTCCCTTTGCGCTCTACGCTCAGCTTCGTTATGGCGGGCTCTTTTCCTGGCTGCTCTAAGTTCTTTCTTAGTCATGTCCTTATAAGCCTTGCCACCGATCTTTATATCAGGGAGCTGTTCTGCTTTGTTTTCAGACTTATCGTCTTCCTTCTTGGACTCTTCTTTAAAACCTACTCTTCGTCTTTCTTTACCGAGTTCTGTGTAAGAGCCATCCGGATTTTGAAACCTTCTCTGTCCCCATTTTTGGCCTTTTATACCATGATGCTCAAGGGAGTTCTGGTCTTCAGTCTGTAATATTTCGTCTGACTCATACATACGCATCATCCTCCGCTTCAACTTTTAGTAGGTATTCATATTCTCGTATCTGCTCTTCCATATGCTTGGCTAATGATGAATTGCTAGGTGGGTCCCAAAGAGACTTAACTTTAAGATACACATAAACTTTCGCTTGTGCTTCCTGAGTTATATCCGTGACGAATTCATCCCAAGTAGTAGAGTCATCTTTTATGAAGAAACCTGTAGTGGGACCGACACCAAGCTGTGTCAGTCTAGCAAACGCAGCATTAATAAAAATAATTATCTCTCCGTCAAAAGCTTCATCTTCAGGCATGAGCGATAATTGTGTTTTGATTGATGTCAGTATACTCTCACTCATAATTAACTCCTTTTACAGAGTTGCAGTTCTCTTAAAGCTCTTCGATATAGGTTTTGCAACTTCTGCCTTTTTAGGTTCATCTTTGATTTCTTCTTTTACTTCAACAGGAGCCTCTGCTTCTTTAACCGGTGCTTCTGCAACAGTCTCAACAGGAGCTTCCATTATTTCATCTGTTGTATTTTCTTCTTTGTTAAAATTCTTGTAATTCTTTCCCATTTGTGAATCTCTCCCTTCTAGAAAGTAATAGAAACATTTTGTAACCAAGGACACTGATCTCCAGGGTATCGTATTGCCGGATCTTTTGCTGCTCTTGAAACATTAATGTCTCCAAAGTGAATAGCATTGTGAGTTTCAAAAGAAACACATATGAGATACTCTGGATCTGTTAAGAAAGGAGTACCATTAATTATGTCTTCTTCTGTTATGGGATTCATATGATGAATGTAAATGTGACTATGTCCAATCGGGTAATCACGTAATCCCATATCACATGCTTCGTCTCGTATAATCACTTGTCGTTTTATACGTTGCCAAATAGTTGATCTATAAAAATTTTGATTCAACCATCGTTTACTATAAGTTCCAAATGTTTCTTGTCCAACAACTCCGTCAAGTTTTAAATAATTGAAACGCTCTTCAAAGGTAGGTAACTGAATTAACTCAGTATATGTCCTGATACGGTCCATAACCATCTTCTTCACCTTCCTCGTATTCGTCATAGTCAATTCCTCTGTATTCTTGGAATGCAGCAATTGCTTGGCTATAAAGTTCTTCTGTATTCTTAGAGCGTTCGATATCTGCCACTCTTGCTTGAATCAGTTTTGTTTCTTCAGCTAACTTAGTTCGTTCAAGTCTTGCTTCGGGTGATGCAGCTTTGATAAAATACAATATCTCAGCTGAAGAAGCAATGCCTTGTCTCATTCGCATTTCTGCTAAGTCCATCGCAAGAGAGCCCATCTGTAAAGTTCTCTCCTCATCTGTTGATGCAGGCGGGAACTCCGGAGTGGTTGGTAACACTCTCTTGGCTTCTTTCATACACATTTCCTTTCTTTTCTATATGCTTTACAGTGAGGTTCAATTCACTTTAAAGCTCCACTGACACACTTTAGCTACAGTTTATTGGGCTTAAACGTGCTAATACCGAGAAGGAAAAAGGAGACGAACCTTTAGCGAGACAATGGAGCTTTAGAGTGAGAGAACCCCACTGGAAAAGCCCCGGGTAAAACTCAAATATCAGCAGATCCCCCCGGGGAAATTTCAAAG